AAAGCTACTTCGGCTACAAGGTTGGAAAGGACTCCCTCTTCAAAGAGAACTTCCTTTACACATTCCTTGATAATAGATTTTAGTTCTGATCTTTTCATTTTTCTCCAAACTTGAATAAGAAGTTGTTCAAGGCTCTATCAATCTTGTCTTCTTTTGTGAATACATTTGTTGGGTCTTTTGCTTCTGTCATCATGAACGCACCAGGTGTTGATGGGTCTGAAACTATGTCAAAGCAAAGAAGTTGGAAATCATCCTCTACCATTGTAACTCCGTTTCTTTCCGTTACAGAGCCCATACCACGAGAAGAAATACCGAGAGTCACTCCGCAGTCTACAAGAGAACGAAGTATATTACCAGACGGCGTATTGAGAACACGGATAGTTCCCATACACTTGTTTCCATCCATCCAGATCTTCGTGACCATGTGCGAAGCGTTAGCCAGATTAATAACAGAACTATCTGGGTGGTCAAGTTCGCCTAGCGCTCTGTTGTCTGCAACGAGTCGAGCATAGTTTGCCACTTCTCTTTCTAAGATGGCGTGTGGATAGACTCTGCCGTTGCCGTTCTTGGTATCAGACTGCTGCATCTTACCGGATAGAATCAAGCCACCCTCTGCAACAAACTTCTTGTCATCTTCAGTAAGAAGGTCCTGGCAAACACCGCCTTCACATAATTCAAAATATTCTCTAATAAGTTTCATAATAATCCTCTCAAGTAATGCAAAATGCGGGGATCACCCGCATCAGCTAGCAGCCGTTCTTACAACGACGAACTGGTCTAAGCATTCTCTTAATTGTAACCAAGTTTCTCATTTTTGCTCCTTTACAAGATGTTCTATCTTAATTCCTTCATCCCCGAACACCATGTTGCCTATGTAAGCTGCGGCAGAGCCAGCAAAGCCTAATAGTATGCCGGTGATAAAAGATTCATCAAAAGTAAATAGTTGAGTATAGTCCTTTACGAACCATAAAAATAGGCCAACCCAAAAGCCGGTACACATAGGGCATTCAAGCAATTGCCCTAACTTTCCTGACTTTGGGCGGATTGGGTCTAGGATTTTTCCGTAAACGAGGATTTGTGTTAGGCCATAGGAAACCAGACAGAACCAAATAAAAGTCACGAATCCTCACTTTCATTTCCTTCACGAACCAAGGAGTAGTTATACATAAATCCATAAGGTCGAACTGATGGTGAGTGGGAACCCTTTTGGGCTGCCTGTGGAACATCGCCCAACTCAGTCGAGTCTTCTGGTGCTGGTCTAAGCATGGCGTCTAATCTTTCATCGTCGTATTCTTCTGATGACTTGAAATACGGTCTCTCTCCAGTTAGATACTCGTGAATAGAAAAAAGAAGTGCTTGGTTGTAATCAATTCCTGGGATCTTTGATTCTAGCATTTCTGCTTCTAGGGATCCAAAAACATTTCCTCCACGTACCGTGCCTTGGTTTATCAGCCCTTTCTTCGATAAAAATTTGAACATTCTATCTTGAGCATAATAAACTTTATCTGACATTGCTTCCTTTGGAAAGATGACACATTTTTTCTTTTCCGTCATCAAAACAATATCAATGTCCTCATGATCCGTGATCATTATATTGCCATCAATCGTTCTCTTCGCTTTGAGTTCAATCCTTGGATCTAACTTTATATCTATATCAATTGCCATCGTCGCCAATCTCTTCTAAAATCTGCTGAGTTGTTAAAACTAGCTCTAAAGTGCTGGTATCTATTTCTTTATTTTTAGTTTCATCTAACACATTATAAACTTTTTTCAATTTTTCTTTAATTGAAGAATCAAAATTACTCTTAGTTTCTATTAGAGTTTCTATCTCACTCTTGATTCTTCCTATTTCTTCATTTAGATAAATTTTTAGCTCTAACTGATTATCGTCCAAAGAAGTTATATAACTTCCAAGTAGTTTCTTTTGGTTTTCATTTAGACTCTGAGAATATTCTTCATTGAACCTTGAAACAAAAGTATTGTAAACCAAAGAATCGATTGGCTGCTGCTGGGCTTCTTGCATAATCTCTGCCGAAGAAGACATTTGTTCTACAATGTTTTCTTCTAGAAGCACCCTATCTCTTATTGGTAATGCATCCTGAAATATAGAATAAACAGAAGCGATAGTCTTATAGTTTGGAACAAAGTTACTGTAAACTTTATTGGAAAGAGTTCTGTTTATTTTGTTTATAAGTGCCGACTGTTCTAGGAACAGTCTTCTTTTGTCGAGAGAATCATGCTCCTCTTTCACTTGAAACACTATTTTTTCCGCTGTTGTCTTTTCTATATGTCGTGTCTCGTATATTGTCCTATAAAGGTCAAGTTCTTTTTTTAGAACCGAGTCTCCAGAAAAGTGTTCTTTTATAATAGAAACAATTTTGTTTTGTTTGTTCTTATTGTTTTTCACAACAGACTCTGTAAGCTCCCTTACAAGAGCCTCGTATATAAAAGCAGTGTTTCTTTTTTTATTGTGCTTCAACCTCATTCTTGATCTTCCCTCGCTTTTAGACTTTCAAAAAGAGCGTCTAACTCTCTTTGTTCTTTAAGGATCTTAAGTTCCTCTACCTTATAATTAGTAGTTTTATCTTCGTAAATACTTGTAGCTTTAGCTAAACCGGAAAGTTCTCCCATGCCTGGGAACATCTTCCTTGTTGTTCCCGTCTCCGGGGCGGCTGCTCTATTCATATTCTTTTTTCTTGGTCCAGAGGTTTTTCTTCGGTCTCCGCCAGGAAATAGCTTCCTGGGCTCATACCATCCGTGAGACTTGTCAGTGGTTGTTCTGCCATCTTTATCCTCACGTTTTCCTGGAGGTGCTGCGAGAAGATCTCCCTCTTCTCCACCGGCAGGTTCCTCTGCTGTTGTCTCTCCACCTAGATCAGCGCCGCCTGCTGCTATCTCTGGCTCCATACCAGCAACACCTGTACCACCTGGTTCACCAAGATCTCCGGTTTCTAATTCATCAACACCAGCATCCAAACCAGCAGTCATCTCTGCTTGCTCTGCTTCACCTATTGTTTCAAGTGTTGCCCTGAAGCGCTCGTCGTAGAACATCTCTCTTCTGTTTCTAATGAACTCGTCATCAGACATACCAAAGAGTGTTTTTGCCAACCACTGCTTAGAGAAGAAGCCTTCTGTTGCAGCACCAGCAATGTCAAACTTAGTCTTCCAGTGTTCCAATTCTTGCATCTCTGCAATCTTTGATGGATTATTTAGATGACACGTAAAGGATACGAGATCTTCGTCTCTGTATCCAAGAGTATAAAGGTGTATGATACCAATCTTTTCTAGTTCAGATATAACTGAACGCTGAAGCCTTTGAATAGTTCTAGCAAAGCGGATGTCTTTTTGTGCGAGAGTTGTCTTATCTTCCATCGCCTTATCGCTATCGGAAGAGATATAAGCGGCAGGAATCTTCAATGCTGAGAAGAGCTTGTCTCTCAAGTACTTTACGTCGTCAATATCACCAGTGTATTTGCCTCCAGCGACTTGCTCTATCTTTGTAGCGCTGTTGCCACGAACAGGGATAAAATAATCTTCTTCTACTGAGAGTGGGTTATATCGAAGGTCTACACGACCAGTAGTTGGATCAACAACCTGGTTTCGCTTCATTGAAGTCATAACCTTTTGCATGTATTGCTCTACATCTGCTGGTGGAATGTTACCAACATCAATATAAAAGGCTCGACGCTCTGGTGAGCGAACAATACGATAAGCCATCATCGCATCTTCTAGAAGAGTAAGCTGTCTCCAAATACGACGGGCTGGTTCTAATGCTGACGTACCGTATGGATTGTATTTATCTTGACCAAGGATGCGGAAGTGTCCAACCTGCCAGTTCTCAAATGTAAGACCTGCTGAATTCCATTGATACTGAACGTAATTAGGGTTTGTTTTATCTTCCCCTTCTAATCTTTCAAGCTCCTGAGTCGGCAGTCCGATAACGGAAGTGATTCCCAGTTTATCATCTAAATCTAGATACAAAAAGAAGTCCCCATACTTACACATTGTGCGACACCAAGAGAAAAGGTTGTGCTCAATGTTTAGGACATTGTGATAAAGAGAATGAAGAATAGCCTTTATCTCCTCATTAGCACACTCTACCTTTAACATTGGAGAAAGAGAAGAGTAAGTTGTCATCTCGTCCGCATAGATGTCAAGTGCTGATGCTATCTCTGGAGTGTATTCCATTTGGTCGAAGTCTACATAACGCTCTGTTCTTTGTTGGGAAGCCATGTAAGAAGACTGTAGATTGTCATAAGGGTTGTAGGCAGTTTTCTTAAAGTCTCTTCCTGATGCAGAAGTAAACTTGTTAGCATACTTATCTAAATCTATTCTTCTTAATCTGTGATTGTTTTGTGTTCTATATTGGGTTAGAGGGCCCGAGAGTAATCTCGTTAATCTCCTGAACAATAAGCTCTGTGGATTTCTTGTGTTATTCTTGTTTTTGCCTGCCATGTTTTATCCCTTAAATAACCAAGGAAAATTGGTTATGTTGTATTGATGCTGATTCGCAGCATCTGTCATTTTTAGTTTTTGGGTACCTACCATACCCTTTATTCTAGTATCTAGTTCATTTGTGCTTCTTGTTATCGCACCAACAAACGCTTTTGCGTATTCTGCTTCTTTCTGGTTTACAGCAAGAGCAGTATCTCTTACCCAACAACCAACAGCACAAGCCATTATAAGGTCATCGTTGTAAGAGCGCATTGCCTCTGCTCTGCCGTTGTTCCACACAAAGGTGCGCATCTCAGCAAGGAGCCTAGGCGAGTATATCTTAATTAGGTTATTTCTAATGAATTCTTCCATCTTGGCCACGATTAGGGGCCTTGTCTTAGAAGTTGTAGAAAAACCTGCTACTGCGTTTGTCATTTGATCCGCTTGATACTCCTCAACAAATTCATGTGTTGATTTGATTGAATGATATAAATTAGGATACTGCATTTCTTTTAGTTTGTCAAGCACTGCGAAGCCAACAGAGTTATTTTCTACAACAAGTAAACCATTCCCGTACTCTTGCCCCATGTCAAAAATTACACGTGAAAAAACATCTGGTGTACATTTACCTTGATACTCTGCCACTATTTCCATTGTTTCCAACTTGAAGACGTGACAAACTGAATAGTCTTTACCATCGCCTCTCGCAACGTCGCAGGAAAGTAGATAAGTATTCTCTGCTTTTCTTTCTTCCCAAATCCAAAGGTTTCTGTCAAAGCCTGTTCTGTACTTGGGGTCCCTTACCATGTTGTCGTATATTTCTAGGTCCTCAACTGCAAACACAGTTTCACCAGACATGTTGAAGTTACACTCAAGCTCTTGTGCGATTTCACGACGAGACATGTTTCTGGTTTCTTTCTCGAACCATTCTTGATCTCTATCTGGGTGTACATCCCAAGGAAGCTTTGTTGGGAAGAAATCGTTGGACTTGTTCTCCGCTTCTACATAAATCTTGTGAAACCAATTACCAACACCGTTTGGAGTTGAAAGAGCAATACAGCGACCACCAGTTGATAGCGTAGGATAAAGACCCATCCACAATTCGTCTAAACCGTCCACGTGTGCAGCTTCGTCTATAACAAGAAGTGAAAGAGCTTCTGAACGACCAGCGTCTCCTGACGTTGATGAAGCTTTGATTTGTGATCCATTAGAAAGAACAAATGAAGTTCTGTTGTCTATGTCTACTGTTGAGATGCGTAGCCACTCTGGTAGATTCTTTATAATCGCTTTTACTTTCTTTACCAAGTTAGCTGCTGTACTAAACTTGGTTGCGATTACTAGAACGTTCTTTTCCCGATGAAACATCATCATCCATGCAACATAAGCAGCAGTAACTGTTGAGATACCCAACTGACGTCCTTTTAGAATAATGTTGAAGCGATGGTCTTCAAAGTCTTCCAGTAATTTTTCCTGAAACGGGTAAAGGTGGAAAGGAATAAGACCTTTCATCGGGTGTGTAATCTTTGCGTAGGTATGGATAAAGTATTCAGGCTTCTTGCCGCAACGGACAATTTCCTTCATTATTTCTTGTTTGGTGAGTTTTATCGCCATTAAGCCCTCTTACGACTTGAGGCCGCCAAGTGCCGTAAATTTCTCGAATGCTGGGTCTACTTCCTTCTCGGGCTCTACTGGTAGTCCACCAATCTTGTAGCACTTGTGAACCTTTACGCTACAACGAATACGAGAAATATACTCGACAAGAACATCGACCTCGCTTGGATCCGAAAGAGAAAGAGAAGACTTCATCACCTTATTGTATTCCTTCTGAATAAAGGATTTGACCTTCTCTACCATTGATTCCATCTCTCCCTCGAAACCATTTGAGTGAACTTCTTTAAGTGGGATCTCTGAGTGGTACTTGATGTGTAGACGATCTCCGGATATATATGCACCAAATCCGTCCATGATACGAGAGTCGATAAGTGGATTACCTTCTTCTCTACGGAGGCCAATCTTTACGGGCTCACCGCTTTCGTCGAGTGCTCCGTCGTAAGAGTTAGCAAGTACCTGTGAGATACCATTAATAATTTCTAAAGTTGTTGCCATTGTATAAAATCCTCTGCAATAAATAGTTTGCTAATAATAAATAGTTAGTTGTTTGGTCTCCAGCCCGTTTTCCAACGTTCCTCTCTGCCCTCAATATAGTTCACATAACATTGAAAGCAGCACTCAAACTTTGTCATGTAAAGATCGTCTTGACCTGAAAAAGAATAAGCATCACAAACAGGGCATTGGCGATTTACTTCGTGAGCAGTCTTCTTCGTCTTGATTGTAACGTCGCCAACAACCTCTGTCTTCTTTTGGCGAGTAGACCTTTCGTGAAAAGCTTTGAGTTCTTCCAAGTACTTATTTTCCTTTTCCGTGTCCCAAGATCCTTTAGGGTTTTGAATTGCCTCGTCTCCATACTTTTCCTTTATTGCTTTTTCTATTTTTGCTATTTCGTTTAGATCTCTTTGTTTGCTCATAATACAAGCCCCATTAGAACTGCTGTAGTAAGAATACCAACTGATGCTCCTATACTGAACATCGTTAGCCAATCTGGATTTGAATTGTCAATAATGATTTGTTCTAGCTTTAAGTTTTCTTTTTTCAAAGAATCTATTGTTGCTTGTCGTGT